GAAGACATGAGGAATGGTCTTCAGACAGCAGTTGTTGGATCACAACAAACACCTTGGCCAAATGTTACATTTGAATTTCCAGGAGTTTTAAATACTGAAGTCACAGCAGGTAATGTTAACGATGGTCCGTTAGCGGGTCAAAACTTCTTTATACTAAGAGTAATATAAAGAGAAATAATTTAATTTTTTAAGAGGGGTCAACGAAAATTGACCTCTTTTTTTTTTACTTATCTTTGTGTAAAAGAATAACAATGATAAATTCTGTACGGAATACAGTTTTAGCAATAATTAATAAAAACAATTACGGTTATTTATCTCCTAATGATTTTAACCTATTTGCTAAACAGGCACAATTAGATTTGTTTGACGAGTATTTTTTTCAATACAACCAGCAAATAAATGACGAAAACTCTAGGATGTCTGGCACTGGATATGCAGATTTAAAAAAAGGATATGAAGAAGTAATAGATACTTTTTCAGCAACTGGAAGTCTTGCTCAAACATATACCACAGCCACTACCACGGCACCATCTGGTTTAAATAATGTATACACATTACCTTCTGAATCCACAACAGGGTTTGATTATTATCTTTTAAATAAAGTATTAATATATTCAAGTATTACAGCAACAGGGATTAATACAGCTGTAGCTGGTGCAGCAGCCGGGAATCAACTTATAGATGCAGCAGCAACATTTAATGCTAATTTAGTAGGTAACTCGGTTTCTATAGTGTTGAACAATAACGCGGTAACTACTGCGTTAATTACTGGTTTTGTAAACACCACAACTCTTACTGTTAATACAACTCTTATAACAGCTACAGGAAAAAATTACAAGATTTACTCTACCACAAATTTGTCAGCTGAAGCTGAACTAGTAAATAACAGCAAAATAACAATGCTTAATAATTCTTTACTGACCGCTCCTAACCTGACCTACCCAGCGTACACGCAAGAAGCTAATAACATAAGTTTGCATCCAAACTCTATATCTTCTATGGGTCAAGTAGTTGCTCAATACATAAGGTATCCTAAAGATCCTAATTGGACTTTTACCACCATATCTAATGGTGACCCTATATTTGATCAAAGTCAAGCGGATTATCAAGACTTTGAATTACCTCTGGACGATGGTAATGACTTGGTGTCTAAAATATTGCAATATGCAGGAATATCCATAAGAGAAGGAGATGTGTTTAAATTTGGTCAAGTAGAAGAACAAACGCAAAATAAAGAACAATAATTATGGCTTATATAGATCAGAAAAAGTATTACACAAATGATGGGGTTGCACCTACAGATTTAAATTGGGGATCCTATCAGTATGTAAGTTTAACAGATGTTGTAAATAATTTTTTATTAATGTTTGATGGAAACCACTCTTTAGTAAATAACGAAGAAAGGTTTAAGATTTTGTTTCACGCTAAAAGAGGTATCCAAGAATTAAACTATGACGCGTTTAAAGAAATCAAATCATTGCAACTTACAGTGTATTCCGATTTAAGATTTGTTTTACCTTCAGACTATGTGAACTGGGTAAGAATATCTTTGTTTAAAAACAACACAATAAGACCACTATTAGAAAACATTCAAGTTCAATCAGCTCTTTCCTATGTGCAAACTGCTACTGCTAGTTTTACCTATGACGCTTCTGACAACGTGAATAGACAAACATCTACATTAGACTCTTCTAGAACCGATGGATCATTAAACAGTATATATTTAAACCAAGCAAACTTAGACTCAAACAATAATTCTCAATACAATGAAGATTTTTATATGACTAATATTGGCGCTCGATATGGTTTAAATACAGAGACAGCTAATATGAATCCTACTTTTACTATAGATAAAAAAGCAGGTGTTATAAATTTTGATTCTACCATGGCAAATGAACAGTGTATTTTAGAATATATATCGGATGGTATGGAAGGAGGAGATGATTCGTTAATTACTTTAAATAAATTATTTGAAGATTACATTTACGCCTATATTAAATACGCTATACTAAACAGTAAATTTGGAGTTCAAGAGTATATAGTAAATAGAGCAAAAAAAGACAAAACTGCATTGCTTCGTAATGCAAAAATACGGTTAAGTAACATTCACCCAGGAAGATTGTTAATGAATATGAGGGGTGAAAACAAGTGGATAAAATAAAATGGCAAGAACGCAAAGAAATTTTATTGCTGGCCGTATGAATAAAAGCCTTGATGAAAGGCTTATACCAAATGGCGAATATGAAGATGCACTCAACGTAAGGTTGGGATCTACCGAAGCGTCAGAGATAGGGTCTGTGGAAAATGCTAAGGGAAACACAAAGTTAACAATGTTGTTTTTTTTAGATCAAACCTCTTTAAGTCAAAACGCAAGAGCTATTGGTGTGTTTAAAGATAGTGCTAATGAGACGATATATTGGTTTGTACACGACCCTACATTTACTTTAGCAGACACAGGTAAATGTGATATGATATGTTCATTTAACACAACGACCTCACAAGTTACTTATCACGTCGTAAGTACAGACGATGGTTCAGGAATACTTACAACTTTAAACTTTAATCCTGTTAATTTAATAACCTCAGCAGATATGGCAGGAGACTTGTTGTTTTTTACAGACAACTTTAATCCTCCACGTTTTATAAATATTAAAAATACCTACGGAGAACCTTTACTTGGAGGTGTACCACCAGCTACACAAACAGGATTATGGAGGTTTAAAGCAGGTAGATCTACATTGGGTGCAGTAGAAACAATTGGATTTCATCAAGGAACTATCTTTGGGTGCCCTTTAGCTCTACAACCGATTGGAACTGGTGTACAACCCACAACAACACAAATACCTTTACCTGGAGTAGATTGTTACACGACACTCCAAACTTTACCGATTACTAAAGGGTATGGTATTCAAGGAGCTAACACCGCTGCTGGTTTAGCGCTTACACAATTTGAAACAAACATTAGCACAGGTATCACTACCATAGGTCTTATAAATAGTAATACAATAGGAAACCCTGGGGGTTCATCTATTTCAGGATCTATAGTTGGAGACAACGGAACACAAGGAACCTGGTTAGTTACATATGCTACTTTAATTGGTTATACAGATGGGAATGGAGATGCTATACTAGCTGAATCAGGAGGAACAGTAACTTTAACAGGAATAACATTAACGGAAAATGTAACTTATACTTTATCATAAATTATGGCAGCATACATAGATCAATTTTCCGCAGAGTCTTTATTGGTAATTAAAAAACCACCAGCTGGAGCTCCTATTGTTACGCCTTTTACAACAGGTAGAAGTAATAATTATTTAGAAGATAGATTTTTATGTTTCGGATATAGATATCAGTATGCAGATGGAGAATTCTCAGCTACATCTCAGTTTAGCGCACCAGCTTTTACCTCATCAACGTTTAGCTTTAGTATAAGCAGTTTTTTAAATGACGGCATGTTAAACACGAGTAATGCTGTTAGGATTTCATATAACACAGGCGGTCCTTTAGTAAAAGCGATTGAAATATTATTTAAAGAGTTTAATGATCCTACGATAAAAATAGTAGAGAGTTTAAATAAGTTAGATTTAGGTTTAGCAAACAATGATGTCTCAGTTTATACTTTTGAAAATCAGAAAATATTTTCTGTTTTACCAGAGTATGAAATTTTAAGATTATATGATAACGTTCCTTTGCTAGCAAAAGCACAAACCTTGATGGGCAACCGTATGGTTTACGGTAATTATGTTGAGGGTTATGATTTAGTAGATAGATTGAATGATGCGGTTCAATTTAATTTTGAAACAGCCCTTGTACAAGACGAAATAGGATTAACTAATTTAACAACTCTTCGTGTAGATGGCGGGTATGATTTAGGTGGGTATCTTGCAATACCTCAAGCTAGAGTTAATGTGACGCTTGATCCTACAACATTAATTAAAGGAGCATCTTTAACAGTAACAGTTCAGTTTCAGCATTTTGCTTTTCAAGGACAAAGTCCTTTTCCTACAGAAACAACTATTGGGACTACAATAACTTTTTTTTATATTCTTCCACAAACATTTACATCTGTTTATTCGTTAGCTCAAAGTGCTGATTTTATTGACAAAGTTGGTTCACCGACTAATATTAAAACAGTTGCTAATTCGTGTACAGGATCAACATTTACAGACATATTTAATTGTGAGGTACCTAATCAGCTTGATGCTTATTTAAAAAAAGCGAGTGGTATTAGCGCAGTTGATCAACCAATACAAATATTTTCTTCAACAAGCAGTAACGAAATAGGCTTTCAGTTTCCTGCAATGGAATATGTGGATAATATTAATACACCAACTCAAACGTTTTATGAATACTATACTTTAACGTTTTCAGATGCTCAATACACTAAGGCGTCAAACAATTATTCATTACACTCTAATAGAGGCTATGAAATAGGTATAGTTTATATGGATAGTTTTAATAGGGCATCCACGGCTTTGGTTAGTCCATTTAATACGGTTCACGTTTCGTGTGGTTCCTCTAATACAAAAAACAAAATAGAAGTAACTATTCCTGGGGGGAATGTAACTCCTGCTCAAATAGCTCCTTATTGGGCTACTCGATATAAGTTTGTTATTAAAGCTGATAAAGACACTTACAACACAATATATACTAATGTTTATTTTGAAGACTCAGATAGTAATTCTGTTTATTTTTTACTCGAAGGAGAAAACGCTAAAAAAATAGAAGAGGGTGATAGGTTGATTGTAAAATCAGACACAAATGGAGCATTAAGAAATTGTGCTTTTACTACTGTTTTAGAAAAAAAAGTACAAAACTCACAGTTTTTAGAAATTCAAGATCCTTTGCAACCTGGTGTAGATGGTGCAAATATTGCTATTCCTGGTGGAGTCTATATGAAGATTAACCCTAATAATTTTGCGGTTACTAATGATTTGAGTGCGGGAGGAAACATAGTACGTGGAAATTTAATAACTGTTATTTCAGATAGAAGGGGAGTATATGGAGTCCCAGCAGCAGCAGTTACAGTACTAAACCCCACCGGTACAGGGGCAACACAAAACATAGACTATACATTGCCCGCAGGCAGCAAGGTAACTATTGAGCATACCACTCGGCGTACCGGAAGAAGTAATGGGTTAGAGCATAGAGAGTACACATTAACATTAAACTTAGAAGCTACTCAAGACTATGATAATTTTAAAGATTTTTTTGACGGTGACAACGTGGCGTCTTTACTTGACACAGGACAGTCATGTAATGGGTGGCCAAGGGCGGCATGTAATGCGCCTAATTACTTAACGTCTTATGACAACACAATAGCCTCAGGAAGCACGGGTCCACCAGAATCTTTAATAAGGGAAGGTAATTCCCAAATTAATGCATCATTCGGTACTTTATTTTATAGATTTTACAAAGACACTTCTAATGGCGCCACTTACTTAATGGCTACAGGCGCAGAGGCAGCTGGAAGTGGTTCAAGAACAAAAAGTTTTACTACTTTAAGAATAGAGGTGGTTAGAGCGGAAACGACTGTTGTTTTTGAAACTTTAGCTCAAGATGCGTTGGATGATGTATGGTATGAAAACGATTTGTCTTTTGCAATAGACAATCAGGGTCAGCACCAAGGAAATTTACAAAACCAAGTTATTGATTTTCAAAACACTGGAACAATAACGCCGCAGGCAGCTATAGTAGATACTGGATTTTCAAACTGTATAGCTTTTGGAAATGGTATCGAGAGTTATAAAATGCGGGATTCCATTAATGGAAAAGAAATGAACTTTGGGAACAGAGTCACCACAACATCTGCTCAAATATTCAAAAAAGCACATCGATTTGCAGACTTAACATACAGCGGTATATTTAATGATGAGTCAAATGTAAATAAGTTAAACGAGTTCAACCTTGGGTTATTAAATTTTAAGCCACTAGAGGACCTGTATGGCCCTATAGAGAGGCTTCACGCAAGACGTACAGATATATTAACTTTACAAGAAGATAAAATCTCTTACGTTCTCCAAGGTAAAGATATTTTAACCGATGCATCAGGAGGGGGAGTGTTAACATCTGTTCCTACCGTCTTAGGGCAGCAGATCGCAAGAGACGAAGAGTTTGGTATCAGTAATAACCCAGAGAGTTTTGCGGTATATGGAGCAGATAAGTTTTTTACAGACGCTAAAAGAGGTGCAGTTTTAAGACTGCGTGGTGGTGAGTCAGGCCCCGAGGCTTTAGCGGTAATATCTGAAGCTGGAATGCGAGGATGGTTTAGGGACTTTTTTATAAATACTATTGGAAATCAAAAACTAGGAGGCTATGACCCCTACATGAATGAGTTTGTGTTGGCTTCAAATGGTGAAAACATACCTGGGTTTACTAATTGTTCTCCTTGTGGATTAACAGAAAATATTTTAGTAAATCCAGGACAAGAAACTGTTTATTGTGTTAATGTTACTCAAGAAATTGGTACAGTAGCTATTAATTATGTTATTCCAAACGCTGAAGAAGATGCGTTAATAACTCAAATAAATACTCCAAGCACAGGCAATGGATTACAGCAAATAGTTACTGAACTAGGATTACCTATTGATACTGAAGAAACAAACACTGGTGTAGGATATACTATTGAAGCAATTTATAATAATGTAACTTACACAACAGGTTTAGTGTTTATAAGCGGAACTTTATTTGTTAATAAAAACATAGTAGATGCAACTCAAGTTACATTAAGGGTGACTACTAGTTCTGTAACGCCAGATACAATAGAAATAACAACAGAATGTCCAGCAGAAAACACATTGACAATATATAATATAGCTCTAACAAGTGGTAATGACGGGGGGCAGTTTATCCATAATCAATATTCTTGGACGGATAATACATTTACATCACCGCTACATTCGACACAAATAACTTTTTCTTCTGATACTTCTTCTACACCTATAGTATCTCAGTTTGATACAGTAACAGGACCTATTGGAGCAGGAATAATTCCTAATGAAGGAGCTTTAGTAAATATTATTAGTAATAAGATATTAAGTGACAATTTTGTCTTTAGCACTACTGCAAATAAATTTAGATATTTAAGAACTGACACGGTTTATGGAAACACTTCTAATGATATATTAACGTTATTTGGATTATCTACCATTGCCACTCCTATAGTGACAACAGGAGACAAACATTCGGCTCAGTTTGCTATGCCTAATAATACAGGAAGTAATTTATATTTAATTTGGGACTATAGAAAACCAACACAAGTAATATTAAATACAGGTACATCTGACTTTGATGCGTGTTGTGGTGCATTACCAGTAGGCCCAATAATTCAATGTAATTTTGGAACAAATTATAGTGGAGGAAAAGCGTACCCAGACACCCAAATTATAGAATTAGGCTCAACAACAGGCGTGGTAACTATGGACTTTGATGCGTATACGGTTCCTGATAGATTTACACTTGAATTTGATGGAGTTGTGGTTATAGATACAGGGTATAGAAGCAATAGTCCTCAGTCGCAACAAGGGTCTTTAAATAATGCTTTGGCTAATTTGGGAGAACCAGCTGCAACAATAACAGCCCCAGGGAATGGAAGTGCAACATTTAACAAAACAACATCAACTCAGCAAGCTGTGTTAAAAGTTTTTGCTCCCGTTCCAGGAACAGCTTGGACTGCTACAGTATCATGCCCAGTATAAAATAAATAATTATGGCAACAGGAACATATTTTTTTGACACCGCAACATTTAGCAGCGCGACTACAGTATATACTGATGCAGCACTAACACAGATAGCGACAGACGGCTGGTATTCAGATAACATAATATCAAGAGAACAGATAAACGGACTTTTAGGAGTGTCTATTACGTGTAATTGTTCAGCAACACCTACGCCTACGCCTACGCCTACGCCAACTATTACGCCTACGCCTGTGCCTACACCGGTCCCAACTAATTTTCCAACTCCAGTGCCAACTAACCCACCCGTGCCGACTCCAGTGCCGACTCCAGTGCCGACTCCAGCGCCTACTCCTGTGCCGACAGTAGCTGGATATTATTATAG